AACTGGCGAAACCGCAACGCCTGCCGAAGGCAGTCCCATTGCCTCCCGGTCTTGCACACGGGACTGCTCAATTCTAAGCCGTGCCATACGGGCAGCTAACCCCGCGTCCGCAACATTAGGAACGCCGGATTTCATCATTGCGTCTTCAATTGCCACCGGATCTTTTGGCCCGCCATTCTCGGCCACATGCGCGTAAAACTGATTAAGTTTGTCCTCCGCGTTTTGCGCTTTTCTGTATTGAAATTCTTCCCTTTGCCCTTGCCGCATGGATTGCTGCATCTGCATATCTTGCATTTGCGCTGCCCGTGCTTGGTCTTGCCCACGCAAAAACGCATTGCCTATGTTTTCCGAACCGGGCGGGGTCAGTAGTCCAAAGTTAAGTTCAGCCATGATTAATATTCCCCAGTAACGTTAGATATGGTTCCGCCGCCGCCGAACCCGTATACATTCTCTGCGCCGTATTGTTGGTTAGCCATAGCAGCATTGGCGTAGGGGTTTGACCCGCGTCCGTACCCGCCGTACATCCGGCCCAGCACGTTAGCTGCACCGCTAAAGGCTGAGTTGCGCGCATTTGCGGCGGCCATTGCTGCGTTGCCGGTATTGGCCGCGCTGGTCATGTTGAGGTTGCCGATGTTGCTTGCCATGTTTGTGCCTTGTGCGCCGATCTGACCCGTTGCCGTTTGGCCCGTTCCAGCAACACCGGCCAATCGGTTGTAGAGCGCGTTGCGTTCGCCTGTGTTGGCGTTAAAGCCGGTCACATAGCGGTTGAAGGCGTTGTTGTATTCTTGGCTGCCCAATTCTTGCCCGTAGCGTTGCACACCTTTGAGCGTTGCGCCTGACAACAAACCGCCTCTGGCCGCAGCACTTCGGTCAAGGGCTTTTATCCCCTCCGACATACGAAAGGCCGTGCCGGGGTCAGCGTTCGGGTCGTACTGGAAATCAAACGGCCTTGTTGAACCAAACTCACCGCCGTAGCCTACGCCAGCCCCCAACCGATTAACCGACTCAGTGCCAGCAGCAAGGTACGGCGCTTGGTCGGCGCGGTTTTGGTCGTACTGTCGGCGCTGTTCGGCAATGGACGCGGCAGAGGCTTCCCCCGACGCTCTGGCAGCGGTGCTAGCTGCGTCGGATGAGGATTCCGCGCCAAACAGCGAACTCCCTATGATTGCTGCGGGTAGCATCCAGCCCATATCAGTTCTCCTTACGCAACGTCTGCGCGATAGTGTTTACTTGTTGCGCGATAGCCGGAGCAATAAGCAGGCTATCGACCTCATTTTCGTCTACGCAATCTGTTGCGTGTATGCAGTACCAAATAACGTCCGTCAAGGATCTCACGCCGTGGTGCTGGTTGGCCTTGATCGTAATGCAAGCTGGGGCCGTAATGACCTGAGTACCCGCTTCCGTTATCAGTTCAACCGATCCCTGCGCCAGAATTGACAGGTGGTCAAAATGATGGACATGCTGCACCAACCAATTCCCGGCGGGAATAATGGTTTCCTTGGCGTACACACCGCCGCCAAAGTGGTGCCGGATCTCAGGATCTATAAAACTCACGACACCTCCCGCCCACTTGCGCGAATGTTAATGGCCGTGGCCGTTCCCGCGATGGTGGAGATAAACCCGCTTGCCATCAGCACTTGGCCGACAATCTCGGGGAAAGTGTACACCTCAGACGCGGCCAGAGTCTTGGTCTTGGTGATCAAGTTCTGGTTGCCCGCCGTGTCCGCCGCCGTGACCAAGTTAACGCTCAGAGTCGCCGCCGTGGCGCTGAAGTTGGTCGCCGTGAACTTGTCGATAATCGTGGTGACGTTGGTCGCGGTGTATTGCGTGGTCTGGGCATTCTCGGCAGTCTTAGCCGGAATCAGCACTTTTACGGTGACGGTCATTTCAGATGCTCCTTACGGTTACGCGATCGCCAGAAGAAAGGCCAGGTGCCACAAAGGTGATCGTGGTGCTGTTGGTTTCTGTGTACGCCACGTTGTACTCTTCAGTCAACCCGTTCACCGCCACAATTGCACTGCCGCCCATCGTGTACGGCAAAACATTGAACACTGTTTGCCCTAGAGTCGCCACGACCGCCGGTTGCATCTCGCCGTAAGTGCCAGCAATGTTATCGGTTGTGTAAACCAGAACGTCGGTTGAGTCTTTAAGGATGAACTTATACATCCCCGCTGCAAGCCAGACAGAGGCGCGGCCAGCCGAATCCAAGATAACCGGGTTAGCGTTGGCAATATTTCCTGCGTTGGTCGTGTAGGTTGCCAACGGGGTAGTCGTACCCGCAGCGTAGGTGTAAAGTTTTCCCCCCGCCAAAGGATTACCGTTAGCGTCAATAAATTGTAGGAATGGAACGGGTGAGATTGCAGCCATATCGTTACCTCGCTACTAGAATACGTAACTGCCAGAGATGATAATGTCGAAAGTGTTGTTTATGTCTGCGCCGCCGAGTGCTGTAGCAACGCCAGCAGCATAACGATACAGATTCGCGTTTGTAGTCGCGCTGCCGCCAATTGCGGTAATTTGCGTAGTAGCACCGGCAGCGAGATTGTCTGCGTACCCAACAGTAAATGCGGGGATGGTTGTCGTTGTGGGCATCGTCACCGGCATGACTACAAGAATGGCTCCGGTCAATCCGCCCTTGCTTGTGAGCGTGACGCGGCAGTCGAAGAACAACCTGTTTCCGATCTTCGTGTAGGTTCCGGTGGTTCCGGCCCCGTAAGTAATCCCAACGGTGCTGCCGCCTATCGTAATCGACGGAGTCCACGCCACGTTCTCCATCGGGAATATGGTTGAATTAAGACCGTAGGTAATCGTCCCCGTAGACAGAAACACAGGGTTCAGCCAGATAGACCCGCTGGCAGCAGACTCAGTTAAATGCGCGGTCGTAGCCTGTTCACTCCATGCGCCGACAAACGTGTTCTTGCTGCCGGTGATGTTGTACGAGGTATTGCACAGGGTAGCAATCGGGCTGAGAAAGATATTCCCGGTGCTACCCGCGCTACCGTTCAGCATCTTTAGCCCAGTTCCACTGGTTGTGTTGGCGTTGATCTGTAAATCGGAGATCACGTTCTGGTCTGTTTGCCCGACTGTTGATCCTTGTATTGTCGGGTTGAAATAGCATCCAATTGAGTTGGCCTCTGTTGCGCTACCGTATGCGTATGCTGTGTTCCAGATCGAGCCATACATTTTTTGGATTTCAATGGCGATCAAGCACGTCGAAGCCTTAACACGGTTCATATTGACACCGTGATTCCTAATTAGGATTCCGGTCTGCCCAGTAGTAGAACCGCGCACCTCCATGTCCGACATACTGGACTCGCGGCTGCCAGGCAACGCGTAGGGCCAATCCCACACGGGGCTGCCGCTGCCAATGATGATCGTGCCGCTTGTGTCAGTCCCGCCCGTGGCCCCGTGGCCCTCATGGAACAGCTTCTTAGTCGTAGGATGAACCAGCGCGGTGACCTTGGCAGTTCCGTTCGGGTAAATGATCCGCGATCCCTCTATGGCATCCGCCCAACATGCTTGGATGGCCGCAGTGTCGTCTGTCGTGCCGTCAAACTTTGCGCCATAGTCCATCACATTGTACGGCGCGCCGTTGATCTGGCTGTAACGTATTTGCGTAAGCGGCATGGTTGCTTATTTCCTTATCGTTAATCTTTAGCCGGGTGCAAACTACCGCATCCGTCGGGCTGAAATATAACCAGCAACGCCGCCGGTTATGTCGGCGGTCGGAACCTGTGAAACTAAATATATCGTTGTCGTTGCGGATAAGCTAACACGCAATCGCGGGATAAAAGAGGAGCCTATGCCCGCAGAAACATTAAGCCCGCCCCAGACGAAATCCTTTCCCTCTGTGGGGCCGAAGGTGGCGCTTGTTTGGCTGATCGAACAAGCGATGTATGCGTTTACGCCGCCGTTCGTAGTTTCAACGACCGCGCTCACGTCCCAATCACCCGCAGTCAGCGATATGGTGGTTACGTTTGTTCTTGACGTTGCAACTGTAGCCGTTGTAACTGAAGAATCCACATACTCGCCAAAACTCCCCGCCTGTGCGCTGTTGTTGGTTGTGGTTCCAACAATGCCTGCTGTCTGGTTCGGCGTGTATGCACTCGATGAACTCAACGTGGTGAATTTACCATCCGCCGCCGTTGTAGCGCCCACCGTACCGTTGATGTTGATGCTGGCGGTGCCGGTCAGGTTGGTAACCGTGCCGCTAGACGGTGTGCCAAGCGCCCCGCCGTTAACCACAAACGCGCCTGCCGTGCCGGTATTGACCCCAAGCGCGGTGACTACGCCCGTCCCAGTTGCGGTCGTGGCCGGAGTCGCGCCTGCTCCACCGCCAAGCACCAATGCGCCAGCCGCAAGCGCCGCAGAGGATGCCCAGGCTGACGCGCTGGAGAAGTAGGGTATGCCGCCGCTTGTCCCGGCAACCGTCAGCGCAGGCGTTGTGGTCGGCGTGGCAACGGTGACAATCCCGCCGGTAAAGCTAACGCTGGTGACGCTGCCGCTGCCCTTGTTGTTAAAAGTATTCCAATCGGTGCTGGTCAGGTAACCATTAACGCTTGCGGTGGCCGCAGCCATGCTAATCGCTGGCGTTGTGCCGCCCGAAGATACAACGGGTGCCGTTCCGGTCACGCTGGTCACCGTACCGCCTGATCCGGTCGCGGATAACGTTCCAGCGGCAAAGGCCACGCCTGTGCCGATTGTGACGTTGTTGAACCCGCCTGCCCCGTTGCCGTACAGGATCGAGGTGCCGCTGGTTGCCGGAGCGTAGTCAGTGCCGGATACCGCTGCGCTGATCGCCGTCCCGTTGCCCTTGAGCAGCCCCGTAATGGTCGTGGAGAGCGTGATCGCAGGAGTGGTTGTTGCAGTAGCTACCGTCCCCGCCAGCCCGTTGGCCGACACCACAGACACGCTAGACACGGTTCCTGTGGTAGGTGTTGCCCAAGTCGGCGCTGCGGCACCTGCGCTGGTCAGTACCTGGCCGGACGACCCCGCTGCGCTCACCGCCAGCGCAGGGCCGGTGCCGTAGGCCACGCCGCCCAATGTTGGGCTACCGTCCAGATTGTAGTTGGCAATGGTGCCGGTCTGCACAACCGGCTGGAGGTACGCCCCTTGGATGTCGGCTTCGGCGTTCTCAAACCGCGACATCATAGACATCAGTTGCGCGGTGTCTAAGGTCGCTAGGAAGTCGCCCGATTGATCCTCATACTGCGGGGCAATGTTCTGGTTGATCTGGATCAGCAACTCGGTCAGGTCGGGCTGATTAGGTGGTCCAAGCTGCAACTCTTCCAGCGTAATGGGGTTGTTCCCGCTGCCGGTCAGGATGAATAGGTTGAGGAAGAACCGATACCATTCCCGCGCCATAAGGCCGGTGCGCTCGTCAATAAACGGCACCCGTGGCGCGGGGATATTGGTGATGTTCAGGTTTGCCACTAGCTACCCGTTGGCGTGACAAACAATTCAGCGCCCAGAATGGCGATCTTGACCGGATCTGTGCCAGACACCTCATAGACCCGGTCGCGGATCTTGTCCGTCATGCCGAGCCGCCGCCAGATGGTTCTGGTGCCGTAAGCACCAATCTTACCCATTGAGTTCCAGTGTTCGTTCGACCAAGTATGCCCTGCATCGTCCGACCAGCGCAGCATGACCTGCGGATCGTAACCCGGCGCAGCGGCGTAGGCTTCCGTATCCAGCGCGTAGCCGTTGTAATCTACGGCGGGTTGCACTTGCGTCACCAGCGGTTCGTTGCCGTCACCGGCTTCAGTGACTAACTGGTCAGCGGCTTGCGTAACCAGATAGCCCTGCACAAACTCAGCCACAATGATATCCGCCGCTTCGGTGGCAAGGTCTTCGGCATCGTAGGCAGGGTAGGCATTCAGACCCACGCCCGTTTCGGCATCCAGTTGCAGCGAATGGTGCGCGGTGCGCTTGAGGTTGTTCTGCCCCGTAGCCAGCGCCCGCCATGACCGCAGCCACCTCTGGATCTGGTCGTCGTCGGAGTAGACATCAAGATCGAAGGCGTACAGTCGCCCGTCCTCGTAGTCGCCAACCACAATCTCGCTGTTGTACGACATCTGGCAGTTGCTGCGGTGCCTTGTAAACTCCCCGTTCTCAAAGCCAGCGCGTTCGTGCCACAAAGTGGTGGATACGTCATAGACCCACGTTGCTTGGGCTGACGGGAATATCAGCACATAGAACGGATGGCCGTCCTGCTGGTAGGTGTAGGCAACCGCGTCGGATATGCTGCCGTAGCTTTGAATGGCATACTCCACCGCGTTGGTCGAGATCCGTGCGGGCGTGTAGCCGTTAGCCCGGTAGACAATCCCGCGTCCCCGAGCGTCCGAACCTAGCCAAAACACGCTGTTGTCCAGTTTCGCCACAGAGTACGCGGCCTCGCAGCCCACTTCCATGAACGCGCCTTGAATTCGCGCCAAGGGGAAGTCTGGCGTTCCCGCGTCATACCAGACTTCTACGCTGGTGGTACCAAACAGAAAGATTTCGCGGTGGTCTACGATCAGCGAAATCACATTGTCGGGGTAGCCTTCCGCGCTGGCAAAGTCCAGCGGGTCAACTGACAAACCGTCCAGCAAACTGGTTACCCAGAACTTCTGCGAGTCTGGTTCTGTAAATACAAAATACCCGTCAAGGTAGCCAACCGAACCCGCGCCGGGAAAGTCGGGGTCTGTGATCTGCGCGAACACCGCCGTGGATGTGTTGTAGATGTAACTCAGCGGGTTACAGGCAATGAAGATCTGCGTTCCGTTGTCTGCCAAACTGACCGGGCCGGTGCCAGACACGGCCCCAAGCAAAGTGGCCGTGTAGCTTGTGGACAGGCTATAGAACTCATTGCCCGACACCACATAGGCCACGCCATTGGTCACCCACAGGCCGCGAATTGGGCCGTCACCTACAGTCGCAAGTAACCGCAAGCCAGGACACCGCAGAAGGAACCCGGCCTCTTTCCCGCCGCTACCCTCTGGAATAGCTTCCGCAAAAAGGTTGACCATGCGGTTGTCCGCCGCATTGATCGACCGGGCAACGTAACTGCCGCCGAGAATGGGCGTTTTCAATTACGCCGTGACCGCTTTGATGACCGCAAACGCAATTACAATGGCTTCGCTCAACGAACCGCCGGTGATGTTCCGCACGTTAATGCTGGCCGTACCCGCAGACGATTGAGCATTGAGCAGGTACGAACCGGCAGTGCCGCCGCTGATGTGGTTCATTATCAGAATGTCGCCAACTTCAATAACCGTGTTGGTCAACGTAAAGCTGACCGTGGTATCTGCGGCAAGCGCGGCGTTGTTCAGCGTAATCTGGCCGGTTGACTTGCTCAACGTCACGCCCGTTGCTTTGCTCGTAGCTTGGGTGACCGTTCCACCCGCACCCGTAGCGTAGCCCTGCTTGCCTGCGCCGCTGATGACTTGGTTGCTGGTGGTGCTAAGGCTTGTGCCGGTCGCCACACCCAATGTCGGCGTGACAAACGCGGAGTTGGTAAACAGAAGGGTAATTGACAGTTGTTTGGTTGTGCTGGTTGTTGCCTGAACAATTGGCAGCACATCAGCGCCAGCTTGCGAAGCAGCAACAGGAAGAGCAGAAATTGCGATATTAGCCATGTTAGTAATTCCCACTGTAGATATTGAACCGCTGGCGGGTTGCCACGATGCTGTACGGCAGGCTCATTACATCGTCGGGGTTGTTGATCCGCTT